TCAGCGGAGATGAAGGTCGAATCAATAAAAGTGGAACTGATTATATAGCCTACTGTTTTCACTCAGTCGAAGGCTACTCAAAGGTCGGCAGCTTTGTTGGAAACGGAAATGCAGATGGCACGTTTGTACCGCTAAATTTTCGTGCCTCTTGGATTTTAATGAAGCGCAGTGATGGTTCAGAAAATTGGCTAATCTACGACACTGAGCGTGACCCTCACAATGTAACAGATGAAGCGTTGCTTCCAAATTCAACCAGTGCTTCTGGTGGGTCAGCTAATGCAATGGACATCCTTAGTAATGGATTCAAGTTGAGAGCTACTTCTGGTTCTTTAAACGCATCAGGCGGTAATTATATTTATCTCGCCTTTGCATCCCAGCCCTTTAAATTTAGTAATGCACGATAGGAGAAACTAACATGCCGTGGAAATACTCAGGCAGAATAATCAGAGTTGGCAAGGCGTGGGTTGACAATAACGGCACACAATACCCTGCGGTGTGGAATAATCTAAGCGCAGATGAAAAAGCTGCCATAGGTCTTACATGGGAAGATGAAGTTGCTGCCCACGACAACCGTTTCTATTGGGGCCGTGATGCTGATGGCAAACTGATTCCTCGCTCACTTACAGACATTGATGTAGTTGATGAGGATGGTAAGGCAGTCAATGGGCCTGATGGCAAGCAGCTTGTCACGCTTGGCCTCAAGTCTAACGCCATAGCTCTAGCTAAAACCCAAGCGGCTGGTCAGCTTGCGCCATACGATTGGTACGTTACTAGAAAGTCAGAGAAGTCTACAGCGATACCCAGCGCAGTCAGTACCTATAGAGATGCCGTGAGGACAGCTTGCGCGGCGATAGAGACATCAATTGGCAATGCAAGTGACCTTGATGCGTTTATGGCTTTGTACGATGCGCCTGTGGACAGCGATGGCAAGCCAACTGGTAATGCGCCGATTAACGATTGGCCGGACGCACTTTAAGTAAAAATCGAGCAAAATTATGGAGCCTATCACAACCGCTTTGGCGGCAGTCAGTGCTGCGTCCAGTGCAATCTCATTTATCAAGGCTAGGGTCAATGATGTGCAATCTGTGTCAGAGCTTTCGGGGCAGATTTCCACACTGTTTTCAGCCCAGAAGGTTCTGAATGAAAAGCGAAATGAGCAAGCTGGGGTTGGCGATATTAGTTTCAGGGGCAGCATTGACGCAGTGCTTGAGGCGAAGAGGCTAAACGAGGAAATGCAACAGATTTCCCAATTAATTAATATGCGCTGGCCTAAACCAGCTAATCAGCCAAGCACCTGGCAGGAAATTTTAAACCACCACAATGAAGCTCTTAGGCAACAGAAAGCGGCGCGGCAGGCGGCGATGCGTGAAAAGGCTCGTAAATCTCAAGAGCTTGAAGAAACGCTTAAAGCTGTCGCGCTCATCGCCTTTGTCATTGTTGTCGCCCTAGTGCTGTTTGTTTTTATGTTTGCTGCAATAGCAAGAAGCGCAATGGACGAAATAATATTATGAACCGCCTGATCTTTGGCGCAGACGATTATCTGAAAACATGGACAGCAAAACAAATCGGCATTGATGGCTTTGGGCCGTCAGTGGCTATAGGCGTTCAGCGCGATGGCGAGATCATTGCAGCAGCGGTCTATCACGATTTACGGAAAGGGCAGATCGAAGCGAGCATAGCGGCAATTTTCTCCCGACGCTGGGCAACTCGATCTGTCCTGCACGCACTGTTTGCCTACCCCTTCAATCAGGTGGGCGCTGACAGGCTGCTAGTGCAGTGCAGTGAGAGCAACGAAAAGGCCATGAAGATGAATCGGCAGCTTGGCTTTACGCAAGAGGGCAGGCTGCGCCAGCTATATGCGCCGCATGATGCGGTGCTTTGGGGAATGTTAAAGGACGAATGTAAATGGATAGAGGGTCAAACTAATGGGAAAATCAAGCCCACAACTGCCGCCAACGCCTGATCCAAACGCGCTTATAAACGCACAGGCAGATGCAAACCGGATAACGCAATACACACCTCGCGGCAATTTGCGCTTTGGCTATGTTGGCGATCAGGGTCAGTTTGTCGAGGGCAGAGGCGGTGACGACACACAGTCAGCCGCGTTTACCCAGGAAACACCCTTTCAAACGCAAATGCGTGCGGCTCAAGAAGGCACTGGTCTTGGCCTTGGAAACGTAGCTTTTAACCGTGTGACCGGGCAAACAGTCGTGGGGCAAAACCCTGACGGTTCACCGATATTTGCTAACGATCCTAATTTCAGCAATCCGTTTCAGACTGCGCCGACATTGGCTGGGGTAAGACAGTCACAAGACATTGACCCAACCACAGGCCTGCCAGCCTTCCAGAGCAATATCAATACTGGTCAGGCAATACCGCAAAGCATCAATACGGCTGGCCTGACAGCGCTTACAAACGATCCTGTCAGCCTTAGAAGCAATATTGAGCAAACCCTGTTTGACCGCCAGCTTGGGCTGTTACAGCCAGAGTTTACGCGGCAGTCTCAAGAACTACAGCAAAACCTCGCAGACCGGGGCATACCGATCACATCACAAGGCTATAACGATGCGATTGGGCGGCTTCAGACGCAGCAGGGCGAGGAACGGCAACGGTTGGCGCAACAAGCCACATTGGCAGCGGGTCAGGAGAGTGACCGCATTGTTAATCAGGCGCGTGGCATCAGGGCGCAGCAGTTCGGTGAACGTGCAGCGGCTGGCGAGTTTGGGCTAGCCTCACAAGGTCAAGGCTTCAGCCAAGCAGCGGCGAACGCGCAGCTTGCTAATGCTGGCCGTCAAGACACTGTGGCTAACCAGTTGTTATCTAATCAGATTGCTAATCAGCAACGCAGCCGCGAGATTGCAGAACGTAACGCAACCAGGGGTCAGAACTTTAACGAACTGGCGGCATTGCTAGGCGGTCAGCAAGTGCAGCAGCCATCCTTCTTTGCACCCGGTACAGTTGACACGCAGGGCGCTTTCGCTGCCCAGCAGGCTGCCCAGCAAAATGCGTACAATCAGGCGATGGCAAGTCAATCTGCAAATCTAGGCGGCTTGTTTGGCCTGGCTGGCAATCTTGGTTCCGCATATCTGCTTTCATAGAGGTAAAACATGGACATACGTCAAAGACTGGGGCTTGGTGGCACTAGGCCATCTATGCAGTATCAGCAGCTAAACCAAACATATCAGTCTGATCCGCGCCGTATCTTGGGTCAGACATTGATGGGGCAGGGAACTAGCACTGCGCCTGTCAGAACACCGCTGCAAGGGCTTGGCAGACTGTCTAGCGCCCTTGTTGGTGCTTATCTACAGCGCAAGGCTGGTGATGAACTATCAGCGCGTGAAACTAAAATGACGGATGCAATTTTAGGTGGTTTGCCAGAGGCCTTGCAGAATAATTCTTTAATCAGGGCAAACCTTCCAGCAGTTAGCGGTGCGGCCACGGCAGCATTGTTGCAGCCAAAAACTAGCCAATCAATTGTAGACCAGGGCGATTTAGCTTATGTGCAAACTAAAACGCAAAGCCCATTCTCAACAACGCCTACAAGTTCAATTGGCGGTCTAGTTCAAAGGCGTGCAAGCCCAGCAACTTTTACTGATTTGACTGATGCAGCGGCGAAAGAGGCAGGCTATGACACAAGCAAGGGGCAAAAATATCAAAGGTCAACTACTGGAAAAGTTGTGCAAGTTGGCGGCGGTGGCATCAATATAAATACTGGTGACAAAAAAGGCGGTGAAGCAACTGTAGCAGCAATCACAGATTTGACGAAAACAGCAAAGTCTGCGAGGCAAACTTTGGCCCGCGTTGACCAAATGACAGGTCTTTTGGATTCAGGTGTAGCAACAGGGTTTGGTCAGGAAACAATAACTGGCTTGAAAAGAGTAGGGCAGTTTTTTAATCCTGATTACAAAGTAAAAGAAGTTGCAGGCGCAGAAGCATTTATTGGTAACGCAAACGCAATGATTGGGCCATTGGTAAAACAGTTAGGGTCAAATCCAACAGACAAAGATTTGAGGTTTTTTGTCACTGCATCACCAACTTTAGGCAAGTCAGTCGAAGGCAATAAACTGTTGTTAAAGGGCATCAAACTTTCAAACGCAAGAGACATTGCATTGTCAAACGCAGCGCAAGAGTTTTTACAACGGCCAGAAAATATAAATATTGGGTCTGAAGGCCTGCAAGGCTATGTAAAATTGCAAAAACATTTAACTGAAGTTGCAACAAACAGTCCTTTATTCACACAAGCTGGGCAAGCCTTAATTGATGAATATACACAATTGACAGGCTCACCGCCACCAGTGTCAAGCGGTGGCAGCGTATTCGATCAATTAATAAATCAAGGGTTGGTGGCACAGTAATGGCAGATGCAAACAAAAATGCGTTAGATCGTCTTACACAGTACCGCGATGCTTTAAAGGACGCAAAATTCGATGGTAAGCTATTGCCAGACGGTGAAGCTACTTTGAAAGCAATTGAAGATGGCTCTTGGACTAGCCCATTAGTTGGCAATCTATTGCAAGGGGCAACTTTCAATCTCAGCGATGAGGTTTTGGGTTGGATGCGTAGTAAGGTGACACCTGGGCTGTCAGCTAGTAATGCCATTGATATTGAACGAGCTGCATTAGAAGAAGCATCATCTGAATCGCCAATTGGCTCAACTGTTGAACAACTGATCGGCGCGGCTGCGCCAGTTGCATTAACAAGAGGCCGCGCAGGCTTGCCAACCGTTGCTGGTGAAATCTTACCTAACGCGGCATTTGGCGGTGCGTTTGCTTTTGGTGCGAGTGAGGGTAGCCCAGAAGAGCGTTCTGCTGACACGCTCACAGGCGCTGGCATTGGCGGCGTTGTGGGGCCAGTAATTCAAGCTGCATCTAAACCAATAAGCGGTGTCGCAACTAATGTTGCGCGGATTGTGCGCGGCCCAAAATCATTAGCAAATCAACAAGCAAGAGAACTTATAAAAGAAGCGCTGGAAAATGATGCCACCAGCGTTGAGGAAGCTGTTTTATATGTTTTGAATAAAAACACTACTGGCAAGCCATACACTTTGGCTGACCTTGGCCCTAACAGCCAAGCGCTGCTTGATGCAGTTAATGTTCTGCCCGGTTCTGGCAAAAAGACAGCGCAACAATTTCTAAAAGCGCGTGATAGCGGCATACTGACAAGGCTTTCAAGTGATTTACAGGAAGCCTTTGGCAGCAGGGCTGGGTTTTTCAGTGAGTTTAAAGCATTGCAAAACGCTCGTTCTGCCACTGGCAATAAACTATATGAGCGTGCTTATCGCAATAACGTGCGTATAAACAGTGATTTACAGGAATTATTCAAAAGACCATCTATGCAGGCTGCTTTGCAAAGGGCGATGAAAATTGCAGAAGAAGAAGGCGTGAATTTACCAAAAATTAGTTTTGCAGCAAATGGGCGCATTTTAGGGCCAAAGGGTACAACTGTTAGAGCGCTCCCGACACGGCTGTTGCATTACGTTAAACGCGGTTTAGATGACGAGGTTTTTGTTGGCAAATCACCAGCCAGCGGCGCTGGTAAAGATTTGGTAAATGCGGCAAAAGGCACGAGGGCAGCATTTCTTGAAATCCTAGATGACCAAAATCCTAGTTATAAAATTGCAAGAAATTACTGGTCTGGCAAGTCAGCGGTAATGGATTCAATGCAAACAGGCCGCGACTTTCTCAAGGCTGATGTTGATGAATTAGCTGATCTACTTGGTGGAATGTCAGGTTCTGAAATGGAAGGTTTCCGGCTGGGTGCAATGCAAGGCATTTTGAACGAAATGGAACGCGGTGCAGAGCGTACAGCAGTGCAACGGTTAGTTAGATCGCCACAACGAGAAAAGCTGCTGCGTTTAACATTCCCGCAAACGGCCGCTGGCGCGAAATCGGCTGATAAATTTATGAACAATCTTGCTGATGAAATCTTGATGCGCGAAACATCAAAAGGTGTTTTGTCAGGTAGTCAGACAGCCATGCGCGGTGAGGTTGTTAGTTCGATAAAAGATGCGGCGGCAACTAATCCAATCACTGGCCTTACTGACCTTGTAAGCCGTGCAATCAGTCAGGATTTCAAAACAATTGCTACAAAGCAAGAAACGCAAGTTGCGAGTGAACTTGCTAGAATATTAGTGGAAAACAACCCAGGCAAACTTGCTGCAATTCAAAAAGACCTCACAGGCAAAGGAATTAAACAAGTTGTGAAAAAATATGCACCTAGCTTATTACCCCGATTAACCAGCATGATTGTGAACCCGCGCACCATAACTTCACAAACAAGCACAAAAGCAACGGAATTAGGTGTAAGTGACCAAATGCCTAATATGATGCAATAAAACCGTGGCCCAGAAAAAGCTGCAAGTCGATAGCGAGTTTAACGAGCTTGATTTAGACCATGATGGCGTTGTTTCCGACAATGAGATGAAAACGGCAGAGCTACAGCACGACTTGCGTAAACAACGCGCACAACGGCGCATGGCAACAGCCGCTTTGGTTGGCATGGGTGTGTTTACAGTGGCGATGTTTCTCGTGCCAATAGAGCGCGTGGAAGCGCTTAGTTCTATCAGTGATCTTATGTATATTTCTGCCGCTGGCATTGTCGGCGCTTACATGGGCAGCGCTGCAATCATGCACGGCAAAAAGTGATGTGGCAGGCATTAGTCACCGCTTGTTTCATAGCAAATATGAATCAATGCGTGGTTCTTGAAGGCCAGCAATGGTTTGAGAGCGAGGCTAGATGCAAGGCTAGGGCTTTCAAGATGGCTGGCGATATCAATCAATACATGAAATCGCACAAACCAGTCCGATATCAATGCCGGAAGCTACCGGGGGGAATGTTGACACAATGATGGCAATACTTGGAAAGATTCTTGGGTCTGGTGATGTGATCAGTAAGGGCATGGAACTTATTGATGATATGCACACCAGCACTGAGGAAGAAATTGCAGCAAAAAATAAAGCCAAGACAGATTTGCTTGGGGCATACGCGCCTTTTAAGGTTGCCCAGCGTTACTTGGCGCTGATGTTTGGCGGAACCTATTTGTCCGTGTTTGTCATTGTGATGGGCATGACCCTGATGGGTCAGGGCGATATTAACGGTGTCAAAACAATTATGGGTGACTTTTACATTGGCGAAATCATGTTTGCCATCGTGGCCTTTTATTTTGGTGGCGGTGCATTTGAGGGCGTTATGGAAAAGAGAAACAAATAATGCAGTTATCCGCGAACTTTAGCCTGCAAGAGATGGTGAAAAGCCAGACGGCAGAGCGCAAAGGCATCGACAACATTCCTGATTCAACAAGCATAGACAACATGATCAAGCTGTCTGAAAACATATTACAGCCAATCAGAGATGCTTATAACATACCGTTTACCGTCAGTTCGGGATACCGATGCCCAGAGCTTTGCATTGCTGTTGGTAGCAATATCAAAAGCCAGCACGCAAAAGGGCAGGCGGCAGACTTTGAGGTTCCGGGCATTAGCAATATGCAATTAGCCAAATGGATTCGCGATCATCTTCAGTTCGATCAATTAATCTTGGAGTGCTACACAGGCGGCAACAGCGGCTGGGTGCATTGCAGCTATGTGCATGAGCCACGCAAAGAGGTGCTGACCTATGACCGGGCAAACGGTTATCGGCATGGGCTGCTTGATGGCTAGAGCAAAGCCAGCCAAGGGCAAGGCCAAGGTTAAGATCACTGCCACAGGCAAGCGGGTCAGTTACGGCCAAGCTGGCAAGGCCAAGGGCGGCGGCGCAAGGGTGCGCCCTGGCACATCGAAGGGTGATAGCTATTGCGCTCGTAGCGCAGGGCAGATGAAGAAGAACCCGAAAGCTGCACGCAATCCAAATAGCCCATTAAGGCTATCCCGCGCCCGCTGGAAATGCGCTGGCGCTAAATCACGGAGATCATAATGCGAAAACCAAAGGCTTTAACAGCACGGCAGCAGACCGCGCTGAAGCGTCATAGCGCCCATCATACGGCAAAGCATATGACATCAATGCGTGCAGCCATGCGGGGCGGCAAGACATTCACAGAAGCGCATAGGATGGCTATGCGTAAAGTAGGAAGGTAAGAGCAATGCCAGGATATATGAAAAAGCCAATGAAGAAAAAGAAGCCGATGAAAACAGCAGCAAAGAAAAAGCCTGCTGGCCGTATGGGTGGCCGTAGCTTGAGGAGAGTGTAACCATGAAGCGCCCCGGATTGTATCGCAACATTGCAAAGAAACGTGCGCGGATCAAAGCGCAAAAAGCGGCTGGCAAGAAGCCCGAACGGATGCGGAAAGTTGGCAGCAAAGGCGCTCCGACTGCTAAGGCGTTTCGGCAATCTGCTAAGACTGCAAGGGCTTAAATTTGTTGTAGTTTGTTGTAGGTTTGCGCCACCTATCGCCACCCAAACGCACCTAAAATAACCCATAAACCCTCAAAAATAACGCGCAAAAACGCTTTAAAACCGCCCTTTCACGGCGGCAACAGGGGTTCGAATCCCCTACGGGATGCCAGCCTACAACCCAAGCATAGCTTCAAAAACAAGCCCTCGGCCCTAACAGGCTGGGGGCTGTTTTTTTGTGTTTGTTGTAGTTTTGTTGTAGTTTTTCTTGCATATCTTGACGCAATCCGTCATAGTTAAGTTCGTTATCCGTTAAATGGGGGCAAGAATAATGAAAGATTTACCTGTTAAGTTTTGGGCAAAACGCGGTTATTACATTATCAACGCAACAAGGGTTGGGTTGTCACATTCATATGGTAATTTCGCAACAGAAAAAGAAGCGGTTGCAGAGGCTGAAAAACTAAAAGCAAAGTTTGTCCTTGGCCGTGATGTGCAGGCTGACCAAAAGCCCAAGCTGTTTTCGATTGCACAAGCAATCAGCGAATATCTGGCAAACCAAATATTGTTGCAAAAAAAGCCTTACCATGAAGGGCAAAAATTTAATCTATCACTTTTGGCGGCGGTCAAGTTTGATGGCATCACATTGGGCAAGCAACAGATTGAACGCTTTGGGCGCAAATCAGAGCGCGAAGATTTTAGAACGTGCATTGAACTTGCAATTAAAAATGAAGGCCAGAGCATTGAGACAATGCACACGCGCCGAAAACATTGGTCAAAGTTTTTTACCTTTGCGGCAGGCAAGGGTTGGATTAATGCTAATCCAATCACTGATATGAAGTTGCCAAAGAAAAGCAAAAAGGATGATCGTGCGCCTAAAGTGCAAAAAGAATTTATCACATGGTTGCAGACTGATGGGCTTGATGCTTACAGCGCGGCATATGCGAAAGCGGCTGAACTTGTTTTGGCTGATGGCCGCAAGGGCTACAAGAAGCGTAATGAACTAACAATTAGCCCAAATAAACTGGAAGTGATGATGATTTTGTCAATGACAACTGGATTGCGCCAAGGCGAGTTGAGAGCATTGCGCCGTTGTGATTACTCATCAAACAAGCAAAAGATAACAACGCGCCTAGCGATTGATCACGGCACACAAGATTTAGGCGATGTTAAAACTGACACTGGTCAAGATCGTGAAATCGAAGTTCCTTCTGAAGTCTGTGCAATGCTTGATGCTTGGTTAGCTGAAAGCAAATTTAAGGCGTTTGATGATTTAGTGTTTCCATCAACCGTTGGTACACCGTTACGCAAAAACGATTTTAGTCAAGCCTGCAAGCCCATACGCGCCGCTTGTCCGTTTGTTGATGAAGATACTGGTCAGCCGTTACATTTCCTATGGGGCGATCTGCGTCACGCTTTTGCCAGTAATTTAATTGACCAGCTTGGTGCTAATTGGGCAGAGGTGGCTGAATCAATGGGTCACACTAATGCCAACTTTACGCGCAAGCAGTATGGTCATTACATTGAGGATGACGAGAAAAGCGCACGCAAGCGCGAGGCCGCTGCAAACATATTGGTCAAAAGAAAAGGGCGCTTATAGCGCCCCTCTCACCCTCTCCCATAGTTGTTGATACCAAGGTTTGGCCTTGGCTCTCTTGCCAGCCCAATAGGCCTTTAATCGCTTAGATTGTGCCGCCCTAGCAGCAACGCTCCACGGTTTACGATCCTGTTTCATTTGCCTCACCCATTTTTATTATCTCGTTTTTCGGAATGTAATGGCGATTGCCGTCTACAATTACACCCCGAAACATACCGTTTTTTATCCAGCGCTTGACCCGCCTGCGATTGCAGTCAGTGTAACCATCGCCGAAAAGTTCATGGCACGCTTCTTTCAACGTGAACAACCGTTGACTAGCCATTGCCGTAACCCTCTGGCGGTGGCGGGGCTGGTGAAGGGTCAAAAGACGGTTCCATGCTGACAACAGGCGGCGGTGCGATTGGCGCAGGCGCAGGCGCAACAGCCTGTTGTTGCGTTGCATCAGTTTGCTGTGAAGTGCTGTCTTCTCTAATCCATAACCGACTTTTACAAACATCGTGGTAATTTTCACCAACTTTGACTTGTAATTGTAAGCCTGGTTGTTTTTTCCAATCTTCTTTATTTTGCTTGTAATAAGCATCTAATCTTGCACGCAGATCAGCATCGTCAATATTAAACCAAAAAGCGATCTGCACATTATCGGTGATTTCTATTTCACGTTCTAGTTTAGGTTTCCCGCCTGTGTAATCAGGATAATTTTTCGCCATTTTCTATGTCCTTCTCTTGTTTTTTCCAAAAAGCGTAAATTCGGTTGTAGTCACTTGGGTTGTCTCTGTGCATTTTGACAAACAGCCCATTCAATTCACTGATGTACACATTCAGCGCCGTCAGTGTTTTGATGCTCAATATCTTTGCTTCCATTGCATCCAAGTCATAATCTTGGCTTGGCCGTGCAACAGCTTGCGCTGGAATCACTAAATCAACAGGCGCATTGAAATCAGGGTCATCTTTTTCACCAGTCTTGATAAGAAACAAGCCGCGCAGATATTGTTTTAGGGCGTATGATTGAGCGCTGCCGCTAGTCTGTGCGCCTGTGATTGGCAGTGAAACAACCGTTTGCACCGGCTTGGTTTCCTCGCCAGATTCATGGCACATCACAACCTCATAGGTGTATGTAGCCCATTGCTTGCTGTTACTGCCTGTGAATGGCTCATAACTGATCACACTGATTTCCGGGTGCAATCCGTTAGCGGCACAAGCATCTCTGCACCCGCCTAGAAAGCCATCAATAGATGCAAAATTGTAATTGCCATGCTGGTTTTTATCATCTTTGCCAACGGTCTGGACTGCTGCCATTGTCTTGGCGATAGCGGCATTGACCTTGGCACGTTCTGTTATTTCACTCATTATCACCCTCAACTGACCGTGTTCCGAAAACACCTTTATGGTTTGGATTGTTTTTCATCCAAAGCCGTGCATAGTAAGGCTTGTGATGATCATTAATTTTCAATGCCTCGCCGTCTGGCCGTGCATCAACAATGGCAATAGTTGTTTCCCAGCGGATGCGCTCAATGATCATCTGTGAGCCAACGCGCCTATGGCCTTTGTCCAGCGCTTGCCGCGTGAACTGATCCCAAAGCTGGTAAACAATTGGGTTTGCCTTGTGAAAGGCCAAAAAGCGTGCTTCACGCTGGTTGCGAGGGGCTTCTAAAGCCTCAAACATTGTTTGCTGCACCATGATCACATTCCCGGTGTCATGGCAAAAACAACCGTCATGCACCACCAAATGGACAACACAAAAGCGTATGAAAGGCCGATATACCAAGCCAGCTTGGCAACGACTGTGGCAATCCGAAAGCGCCGCCTGGCAGAATGGCTGGCCTGATCTATATGCAGTTTTAAATATTTGTTCATTTAAATCCCCATAGTTGTTTAGCTTCTGACAAAACCTCTGGGCGCATATCCCATGCCCACATATGCTTAAAATCTGGTTCAATGAGGCGCAGCATGGCCTCAACCGAATCGGTGCTTTTCAGTAAGTTTTCGCGGATCGCGCATTTTGCGGTAATGTAATTAAGCGCTGATTGCAGGCCAGCTTGTGACAGCGTTTCGCAATTGTCAGAGTTAAACACAACGTAGTCTTTTGCTCTGGCATAAACGATTGTTTGCATCAGGCCAGTGCCAGCCCAGTAGCCCGCCACTTGCATGACGTGGTTCCAATCTGGTTTTGAGGGCAAAGGTGCGCTGCGCTTGCCAGATTTGGTGTTGGTCGCGCCTGACCATTTTGTTTTCAACTCTATTCTGCGCGAGTAATCTGGAAAACCAGAGTAAGGCAGTTCAAGCCCATTTAAATTTACAAGAATTTCGCTTTCGCCCTCAATGCGGTTAAGGCCAGCAAGGCGGTGCGCTTCCTCAACACCGTCAATGGCATTACGCAGAACATCAGCAAACTCATCACGGTTGACCGCCAGCTTGCGCTCATCTTTGCCATCATCCCATGTGCGCGGCTTATAACTGTCAAGCAAGCTCATGCCATGCCGGAGCGCTGCCTCATATGTGTGACCATGTAATAAAACTAAGTCAGAGCAAGTCTGTGCAATTTTACCGCCTTGCATATTTGCGTTGTCGTTGGCGTAAAATTTAACAATGCCCCACGCGGCATCAACATCACCAGCAGTTTCGCCCTTGATGACTTTCCATGCGCTGTTGATCGCAACGCGCATCACGCACTTGTCATAGAGAGTTGCACAGATAGGCTTAGATGGATTGCTATGATGATAATATGACTTATCAAACGCCCATGATTTGTCGAAAGGTGCAGACATAAAAAACCTTATGAGAAATTATCTTTCCCATAAGGCGTAACATTGACTGACGTATTACGTCAAGTCACTTATCGAGTATTATTTTTAATCCACGCAAATCAGGTCGTATAATCATTGAGCAGAGCGGTGTTGCCCAAACAAGTTCTTGCCCACGCAATGTTTCTTTGCGATCACCGTTATGAATTGTGTAACGGTTCCCAGGTTCTGGATAAAGGGTACCAGCCGCTAACCGCGTTCTTTTGCCGTGGCACCCACACTCATATGGCTCTTTTGTCAATGCGTAACACTCATGGCCTTTTGCATCAGGGTGAACATAGTTGTTTCTAATTGGATCAAGTAATACTGATTCTAGACCGTCTCTTAAATACTGCCAAATCCCCTGATACTCATCATCCATTGACCAATACACAATAGCTGTTTCGTCTGGTCGATAAGTATGGCTATAGACATGGCCGTAATTTTTTTTGCCAACAACACGGTCAATTTCGCCCTCAACATTGATGTGACACCAGCCAATGATTGGCATTGGTTGGGCCTCAAACATGATGTCGTATGGGCTGCAATTAAGAACGCGCGCGTACTCTTCCGCGTGATCAAGGTTCATCTTGATGTTTCCCGAGATATGCCTTGACACAGTTTCGGGCGTATGCCCAACCAGAGCGCCGACATCTTTTTTTGAAAGGCCGCTGCTAGCGATCATTGCATTTAAGTTGTTTGCCATTCGCATAATGTATCACCTTGTCCGAATACGTTAAAGACAGATTATCGTGATAAATGATTTTACATATCACGTCAAGCTGTGATACGAAAGACGGTATGAACATAAACATATTCCGCGAGAGTAAAAATTGGTCGTATTCGGAGTTGGCACGCCAGGTCGGGGCTTCACA